CACGATTTTGTGGAATATTATTGGCATTAGGGGGACTATTCCTTCCACCGTGCTTTTATATTACCATTCATTCTTCTATTTTCATAGCAGGGTGACATATTATAGCGTAACACACGCATAGAGGCCATTTACAGCCTCTCTAAGACATTATCTATATCAAATGGATAGTTAGTACCATTTACAATAACCAATGCCTTAAAAGAGCTTAAAATCAATATATATGAGTGATATTCATTACGCAAAGTATATAAGATATACATTACTACCAAGTGGAAATGTATATAAGATTGAATCATATTGTCCATTAGTAAATCTACAGAAATACATGAAAGATACGATACAAAACAATATTGCATTCATAGTTGAGTCTGATCCTAAAATATTATTTCTAAATGAACAATTATTTGAGAAAGCATTACAATGTACTGACTCAAATAATAGCACTAAAGAAATAATAATGACGATGAAGCATATCGAAAGAGGTAAAGGTAGTATTATTACATACTAAACAACTAACTATGAGAACAAAGAAAGAACTAATACAATTACTAATAGCCCGAATTGAAAAGATAGGATACTTATCAAATGGACTATGCTTCCAAGTAGATATGATGAGATATATACCAGGAGATGAAAAAATCACTCGTGAAGAAGCTGATATACTATTTGCATTAATTAAGACAGCTAAGCCATATATATGGGAAACTAGATATTGGTGTCATAATGGTGTATGGAGTAGAAAGAATGGATACCAATTCTTTTGGGAACCGGGATTAGTATTACCAAGACTTGAATGGCTTAATAAACAATTAGCCAAACTATAATATATCCTTACAGATAAATACCGCTCTAAACTATTGATAGCGGGATATAAATTAGATACTGTCAGTAATGATGGATGTGTTGCGGCCTTAAGAAAGCTGTTTGTAGGAGAGTGAAATATAACCTATAATTTGCACTACAACACAAATGAGTTCTCAGCAAAATGATTAGGGGATGCCCCACTTAATAATAGGTAAAACACTATTTAATCATTGTGACCCTACTCTCCCTGTTTATATATAAATTAAACACAGACAAGAGGGTGCTAATAAAGGTGCAAAGTGGGGACTTCAAAACCGATATGTCTATAAAGCGTTATAGATGTATGTCCAATTGAAATGCAGGAGTGATAGGATAAGTCCTTAAAATCGTCAAATTAAATACGAAAGGCATAGAATCCTGGTAAGGAAATAAAACTATCACTCCGCTTCTTTGAAACTTAATCAATAAATTATATATTATGCCAACATTAATTAAATTATCAGATGAAAGATTCAATGGGAATCACCCAAATGGAATTAATCCAGGAAGTACGAAGAAAATAGAAACAATGCCGGAGATTCCAATAGTAGGAGAATGTTATTGGTTTGGTTCGAGAAGAACCTCAATAGTGACAGAAATACTCTATTTGACAGATTCAGAATATAAGTTTAAAACACTTAATTCTACGTACCTTGTAAAGCTATTCTAATGGCAAAGCAACCAATTAAACAAGTACAATATGCAAGAGATTGTAAAACAGCTGGCAAATTAATAAGAGATGGCATATATTATTGCGATTTCAAAGGAGCTGGATGTCATACTGCAGTTAATTGTATGGGTTATAAACCAAAAAAAATCATATCAAATGAACCACAAAGTTAGTTTAGAGAATGTAATTGCTGACCCTGAGGTGTCGGTAACGTTTTGTTCTTTTGTTAGTGCAATCAAACATAAGGCTGCACAGTTGTCGATCGTGACAAATATAATAACAAGGGCAATAAGATTTGAAGTGAAACACTCAGACAGAGTATCTCACAAAACAGCAAAGTTTATTGACATTAAAGAAGCTATTAACTTTTATAACAGCCTATAGTATGCCAGTAAATAAACAAGCCATTACATACAGAATTATGGCAGCAGCTAAATGTCTAGGATATGGACCAATCCAACAGACTGAATTACCAATAAGAATAACAGATGCACCAAATGCTCAGTTATTTGAAGGTCCAATAAGAATTGAAATGGGTAATGCCATTCAGTTATACATGATTGCATTTGACAGATACGATGCTAAAGCTCCAATTTATGCTAATTGGATAATAAATGTCGAACAAAAATTCAATGCAATAGACGCCAAAAAATGCTTCATTAAAGATGCATTAACACACTTACTAGACAAGAGAACAAATTTCAATTAATTAACAATCAAATTTTATCAAAAAGTTATGAAAACAAGTATCAAAATTATCATTTTCGTAGGCTTCTTGTTTGCAATCGCAGCAACAGCCGCTCTTACTTCATGCAAACATTTGCCTTGGCAAAAAGTAGAAACCGTTGACACTGTGAAAGCAGTAGCACCTGTAATGGTTGACGCAAACCTGTATCAAATTGTAATTACACGTGCAGATTCTCTTCAAACAGAATACTCAGTGTACGCTTATGCAACAGATAAATGGGATGCCAGTCGTATTGGAGAAACAAAGTATTTAAATAATGAGCCGGTGGGTAGTACTATTCGAATAGTATTAATAACGCCAATCAATAGTCCATTTAAATGCCCGGAATCAATAATACAGAAAGATGTTAAGCCTGACTCAATTGTAGCCAAGTGTAAGTCGACCGGAAAGAAACATATTGAATACACCAAAGGACCTAAAAAATCAGGAAAGGGAAAAGGTGGGTGCAAATGTTTATTTGAATACAATATAGTTTAATTTGCCATAGTTAAACAAAAGAAATGAGACCATTCCTATTCAACGCGAATGGTCTCATTTTGAAATATATAATATTATGGCAAGAATAGTAGTAGAATTTAATCCAACAATGGAAAAGTTCCTTAAAAAGAACAGAATAAAAACCATATTTGCTCATAATTTTAGAATTTGTAACTCAGAGAGATTACAAAGAATGAAATTAGAAGATGCAAAGAATATGACACCAAGCAAAATAATTGCATTGGCATTCACATGGTTTAATTCGGTTGAGGGAGAGGCATACTGGAATGGAATATCAATTCGCGCCCTTAAATGGGAAAAAGAAGAAAAAGTTTAATCTATAAATCAATTAAGATGAAACAGAAAATTGTTATAAGAGTAATTATCATGATAATAACTATTCTACTAGCTGGAATTATTTGGGACATAAAAATGCCACATGATACATTTAATGCAGTATATCAAGAGCTACGTTTTGGAGGTTTACACATGTCAATAATGTGGATATTTGCAATTGCATTAGTTTGCGAGATCGTAGAATTTTGTTCTGAAATCTTTGACTAAAATCAATTAAGATGAAACAATTCGAAAACAAATCGTTTGTAATTATGTTATATGCGATTGCTCAATGGTGCTGGACAGAAAAGAAAGTACCAAGAAGTATTTATATTTGGATAGAAGATGTTACAAACGTCTACAAAGCCAATGTAAATTACTGCGACGACAAAGACCGAATGAAAGAGATTTCAAAGGTTAACAAAAAGATTATTCATGTGGACCCAACAGAAGAGTTCATAAAAAGCATGAAAGAAGATATTCCTAATTTTGGATATCAGGATGTACGTCCAGTATTGGATGAACATAATGTATCTGAAGAAATGGATGAATTGACAGAATGCGAACGCTCTTATGGTAATTACCTAAAAGAAGGCGCGCAGAATTAATATTCTCATGTTAATTACCGAACTAAAGTGATATCTATGGGAGTTTGACGCAAGCCGAACCAGTGAACAGGGAGAAATAATATTGTGACTACTACTTAGTGGGAGTTAAGCAATATTAAATCAAACTTTGGCGTTGTGGATGGGTATTACAATGGAGGTGAGGATAGGGAGAAATCCTTGAATATTAACAAAAAGTAGTTGCCAAACCATAAAATTGGAGAAAATCAGGCCATTGGGTGAAAATCTGATTCAGTTCATTTGACCACTTAGGATGAACAAAACCACTATTCAGCTACTTAGAAGCATTGTATGCAAATAAGAGAATTGAGTATCCGTATAAAGTCGGAATAGAGGGAAGGCATTAAACCCATAAAAGTGCTAGGACGCAGAAATGCCTCTGAGGAAATCCGTATCCTTAAATGCTGATGATTAGTTAAGAACTCGAAGATTGTATGAAGTCAGTCAAAAAACCAGGGGTTCGAGGTATATAGGGCCGATTGCCTATTATATTACTTTTAGCGAAGTAGTATGATAGTCCGTGACGTACGAAGAGCGGATACGAAACTTCATACAATGCCTCGTATGACGAATCTAAAACAAGAAGGCTAAAAAATACAAATACGAGGAGGGTAGGGTTAGGACTGGTGCAGAGGGAGTGTACGTGTAGTATTTGTATGTGAAAAGCAAGCATTGGTTGATAAATACAGCCTTTACCGTTGACAATGAGTCAGACAGCCGGTCAAATAGAATGCATATAGCGCATACAGCCATGAGCATGTGGCGAATTACAGGAGCTGACTTGTCAGCGAAGCACAAAAGCCAATGCGGGTGGCGAACCTGCCTATACTTGACCGAAGGTCGCACGTGAGACAAATCGACAACAACCGATAAAGCCCTGCATGTATGATACACGTGTGTTATGTGGGCGTTATTTATTTATCTTCGGGAAGTTCATTTCCTAAACATGTTTTAAAAACTTAAAAATCAATTTATTATGGCAGATATTATAAAAAAAGATTACACAAAAGTCTGTGAAACTTGTAAGCATAGACAGTTAGGTTTTTGTCAAAATGAAAAAAGCTGGCATTATTGGGAAAGTGATAGGTGGAGATACCAAAATCACAAGGTTCGATTTGAAACCTGTAGATGCTTCGAGCCACTTTTTTATAATGCCACATAACGAGCGAGTAATATCCCTATGGGGACGCCATTCAAATGTTATATGCATTTTTACAATCCGCCAGTATCATATAGGATGAGAGCCCTATAATGACCACGGAAAACAGAGCAATCTGTCTAACGAGTTCGAATCTCATAACTGGCACTGAATTTTCTTTTTAAATACAATTTTTTAAACCATTTTTATTAAACACAATTAATTTATCAAAAATTATGAGTAAAGCAACAGTTTTTGCCACTATGTTGGCTAGTATGTCATTTGCTGCGAACAGCAATGTAAAAAAGTTATTGAAAGCCGGTAAATCTTCGGACAAGGAATTAGCTGCAGCAGCAACTACAACCAAGTTCTACAAAGAAGACCTGGATGGTTTCAAGGCCAAAGTTGATGGTATTTTGAATGCACCTGTAGCTGAAAAAGCCGCTGAGCCTGCAAAAACAAATACCGGTCGTTCTGGCGAATCTTACAAACGTAGTTAATTCGTTGAGAAAGTAAATCATAGGACTCTATAGCAATATGGAGTCCTATTATGTTTAATCAATAAAATAACAAAAATGGCAACAAAATGGCAACGCTCATGCTTAGAAGCTTTAATAGAAAGCCCAGAAGCATTTAAAGTATTTAAGGCAAAACAAATAAACAGAAAGATGTTAGATCAATTTGTTTGTAAATTATGGCCTTATAAATACAAAAAGGCAAATAATATAAGGATAAAGTCTATCTCAGGAAAGAAGGAACATACTTTACAATATGTCTTTAGAGAATTAGCGAATGCAATTAATACAATTGACTGTACGACAAACGACAACCAAGATGAAATACTATTAGGATGTCGAGATATGTATTTTAACGCAGATCAAATATATGAACAAATGTGCGAAATCGAATCAAGAGCAGAAGATAATATGTTTGATGGATGTGGAGATATGTTCTCAATTATAGCAATTGGAGAAAATGGAAGAGATGCAAAAAGAATATACGACCCAAATAGCTCAGGGCAAAGAAATATCATTACTAGAATAAAAATGCTAGCAAGCGATATAAGAGGTTCAGGAGCAGAAAGGATGCGATTCTTAGCAATAAGAAAAGAAAGTACAAACAGATCAGTTAGCGACATGCTGGCAGCTAGAGTATATTGTTTTAACACATTAATGACAATATTAGGACCAGCACCAAAAAAAGTATCGATACTGGAAAGGAAACAAATAGAATACGATTCTGTTAACATTGGCATTGAAATAGAATACAATGGATGTAACTGTCAACCTATAGGGAAAAAATTAGCACAGTTAGAGGCTGTTGAATTTAATTCTGGATGGGATGGAGGAAGTCAAGACGGAAACGATTATAAATCAGGCACTTTGCGAGAAAACAGATTAAGAATAAAAGGACTAAGAGGTATTAGAGCATTAAATGAATTACTAATTTATATGGTAAGAAATGGATGTGCAATTGATAATAACTCTGGACTTCACGTTCATGTTGATTGTAGAGATATGGATTTGAGAAATAACAAAAAGGATTTTTCTTACGTACTTACAGCAATGAAAGAACGGATGGCTAAAGATATGAAATCTATGAGCCAAGAGGCAAAAGATGACATAATAACAATATTAAGAATGAGCACTCACTTAAGAAGTTATAATAAATTAGCCGAAGAAATTATTCCACGAGTAAACATTCAATGTTCATTTAAAACACTTGAATGGAGGATGTTATATCCGACATTAGTGTACGAAACAATGATGCCGCAGATTCTTTTGGTAATCCACCTTACAGAATGTGCAAAATACAAAAACAAAAAACCTAACGAGGCATATATCCATATGCTAGGTGAAATCGTTAGAAAACAGGATAATCAAAACTTGCCAGTAAGGCAAAATTATTAATTAGTTTATACCGTGCAAACCGCTGGGCGGGGGAGAGTCTCAATGCTAAAATGCTAAGGGATGGGCAATGGGGACAGGTAATGCTGACAGCCCATGAATGACTTATAATTAATAATTAGTCTTATAAATTTTAAAACGACACAGTAAAGTCGAAGATCAGTATCTTTTGAAGGTCTACTAAGCCTGATGGGATATGATTATACTCAACCTTTTTGCAAGAGGGGGCGAAGTATCACTTACTGCACAGTTTCAGTTGTTGGGAGAGTGCAGTGATTTAGTCTAAGTATACAAGGACTAGGTCGGCTAAGTTTTGATTGGTATATAATTGAAAGAAAGTGCTCTTAAGCTTTCAATTATGTGCAAACCCAAAATCATGGTAATCCATGGGAAGTCTATTAGCTCAGTTGGTTAGAGCGCATGAAAGTGACAAACCCGTTTTAACGGAAGGCATATCATGAAGTCGCGGGTTCGAGCCCTGTATAGACAACAATATTAACATTTATTAATCAATAATTTATGAAAAAAGCATTTAATTTATTATTTTTAATTGGGTGTGCATGCATATCTAATTTACCCGTGTTATTACTAATGTCAAATGATATTAGTAAGACGGTTCCAAGTCAAGAGAATAGAGCAGTTATTCTTATTGCCACAATTACATTAAGCTTTATTATTAGCATTAATATTCAAAAAGTGTATAACAAAATGAAATTAAAGTAATTATGGGTAAAACAAAAAGATTAAAGGACAGAAATGGTGACGGAATCAAAGAAGTAGAACTAAAGGTTGTCAAAAAGAATAATGGCCTACAAAGAGAGACTAAAATGCAACCATTCACTAAAAAGGAAAGGATTTGATATGGAATGGACAAAAGAAACATTAGTAAATACATGTATTGAAGTGTCAAAAAGATACAATGGAAAGAAAATTATTAAATTCTATGAAAGTTTTGGATTTAAAAATAACCATAATCTTGTTGGAGATTCTACTATTGGATATTATGGAATTTTAGAAGAAAACAATTCAATTATATTTCATAATATTCCATTGCTAAATGTAATCAAACTTCCTTCTAAGCCTCGTCGCAAATTTCCACGAGAAATGATGGTATCCGAAGATGGACACGAATGGTTCAAATCAATAGTATTTGGTACCATAAAACACGAATATGGAAAATTCGTTATACGAAGAGGAAGTGATTCATTCAGAGCATTAAAATATGCAAAAGAAATTTAACTCATTGCAATAGCAATTGGTGGAGTTTGTTCACTAAACCGAACAGGCCTAAGAGAATGGTTCGTACATAAAAGGTTGTGCGCCCCATTCTCTATCATTTTAATATTAATCAATAATAAATATAAAGTGAAACACGAAGAAAACGAGATTTTAGATGCGCTGATCGCTCATGCTAGAACACAAGAAGAAGTACTGACTGCATTTATGGCAGCATTCCCAAAGACAGACGCCGAAAGACTGCACAAAAAGATTGGGAAAAAGTGGAATGAATATCTAAGAAACAAAACCAACGTATCTTTACGTCATTGCGATACAAAAACATTAATAACAGTCTTAAGATCGTTAAATAATGATGTACGCGAAGCGATAATAAGAAAAGTTGAAATCAAATTGGTCAAAAAACCAAAGGTATACAAAGAGATTTATGAAGCGATGACACACAAAACAAATGCCTGGAATCAGGATTTACAAAGAGAAAAATACGTTGAGTTAGTTAGCATATCTTCAGATGGCTATTTAATTCAGGTATGGAATGGATTAGAAATGTTTACATTTACAATCTACGATGTGAATCAATTTTACCCGGCATTAAAACATTAAGAAGTACGGTCTGTTAGGCTGTATTTATGACGAGCAAGACGGGACCTCGAAAGCCCCACCTCCACCAAAACTCTCATGTGCCGCAACTGAATAGCGGACCAGGCTAAGTAATTTAAAGAGCCTAATGCAAATTAGGTACCTGGAAGTTGTGGGTTTGAGCCCCACCATGAGAGCGCTAATAAAACACGGGGGTGCAAAGTATTGATTGGCGTCCGCTGAATATGGATAGGACTGCACACGCTAGATAACTGGCACAAAAACAATCCAAATCAACAATTATGTGGGCTTAATGTCTGCATAATTTAGAACGTACCTACCAGGTCAGGAGCAGAGATCATATCAAAGCCGCCTGTCTATTCAATTAGCCCTGGTAGGGTTTTAAAACACGCCCTATATCCGACGAACAGCTTGGTCGGTCGGCAGCCTCGAGAACTGCGTAGGGAGCAATTATTAACAATTAAAATCAATTTAATTTATGTGGATATTAATTATCTTCTCACTAATCATAACGATATTGTCGTTTGATTTATCTTACAACACATACGAGTTAAACTATTCCCATTGGAAAAAGAAACAGCGTAACCAAGGACTGAGCTCCACAAAGGAGTTTTACCGCAAAGAAATTGGACCGGAAATCCTCAGTAAACTATCGCGAATTATACCCGGAGTAAATCTTTGTGTATATATTTATGATTTGTATACTTGTGCCACTTATGAATTTGAATACTCTTCTAAAAGCATATTATATGATTTAAGAAGTAGAAACAAAGGAATTAATGCTAAATTACTACACATATGCTGGACGCCAAAGAAGAGCTCAAAAAGAGACAATCTCTATCGAAAATCATTAAAAGAATAAGAGGCTTCGAGTTAATTCATGATGCAGAATGCGAAATAATATGGATGAAAGGAATTTTCAGTCCAATCAAAGCATTATATCTTGCAGAAAGCACGTCTGAAGGATATTGCGTATGCAGTACAGGAAATCAAGAAATAAACCAACAATTTATTGCTAGTGGATGCATGGAATATCTTTGGACTTCCGTAAATAAAAAATACGGAAATACATACAAAGTAAATTCGGCGTTGGTTCATTACGATAAAAGAAACTACAAAAACTACGAATTTGTACAAGAAATGTACGAAGAAGGAGTTCTGCAAACAAAAGACATGGATAGCGAATTAGCTTATCTATGGAATTTGGATGAAGAATCAGTAGAAAAAAGAGTTTTTTATTGGTTTATGAAAAAGCTACAAGAAGTACGGGAAAATTCAATAAAACAAACAAATATACTAGTTAACATTTCAATAGCAAAAAATATGCTAAGAAAAGAAAGAAGAATTAGTAGAGTTGTAGATTTATTGGAGAAATTCATGCTTATACAGGGCGAAAAGATTTTCAACGTGAAGAAAGAGTCGTTTAAATTACTTCTTGAATTTCAGGCAGCTCAATTACCATTTGATTAATATGGATGTAGGATTTATATCTGACCCTCATATAGGTCATAAAGCAATTGCTAAGCTACGTGGATTTGATGACATTGATGCCTATAATGAAGAAGTAATAAGAAGGTGGAATTCTGTTGTATCAGCTAAAACTCTAATTTTCTTAATTGGAGATGCGACAATGGACAATCCTTTATATCTACCTTTATTAGCAAGGCTAAATGGAAGACTAGTATTCGTAGGTGGAAATAATGATACAAGAAGAATTTGCAAACTACTTGAACAATATGCAGAAGCAGTTGTTGGAGCCTTAGAGTACAAAGGATTCATAGTAACGCACATTCCAGTGCATACTCAGGAAGTATCAAGATTTAAAGGGAATATTCATGGACATACTCATGATAGATATGTAAGGAAACTAACATACGAGCCCTTAAGTGTAAAAGTAAAGGATGAACCAGACAATAGATATCTTAACGTAAGTTGGGATGTGTTAGATGGTTATCCAATGTCAATTGAAAAAGTAATAGAATACTTTAACGACAGAAAAACAGAATTTGAATCAGTTAAATCAATTAAAAGATAAGAATGAAAGTAACAAATCGCGCAAGTAAAAAAGAGTCAGTCAACGCTCTAAGAGAAGTAAAAGCTGTAAAAAGTAAAGAAACTCAGAAAAGTCGACAAAGATCACGTAGCGTAAGTGAAATGTCGGCAAGAACCGAAAGGAATTTGAGACAGGAGACTGCAACAAAATTACGAAAATACAAACCAGTTTAAAACCAATTATCAAAAATGGCAAAGACGAAAAGACAGCTTGACAACGAGCTTAAAATGACGAAACGCAAAATCGTAAAAGCAGAAAAGGTTATTACAATCCTTAAAGAAAAGGGTGTTAATTGCCTTAAAAAGGAAAAGATGCTTTTGTACAGAAAAACCAAATTGGTTGACACTCTGAATGACAGAATCGTCGAAATTGGAATTGAAATCGAGTCACTAACCGTTTAATCATTATCAAGATGAAGAAAGTAAAAGTAATCGTAAAAAGAAAAACTCATTCAAATTATAGCGTACTTAAAAACGTTAAAAAGGGGATGATTAAATTGGGCATTAACTCAATTGGCAAAGTGGTAAGCTCTTTCAATAAGGCGTACTATGAAGCAAAAAGTAAAGTAGAGGCAAAGAAAGCCAAAGCTGCGGCCGCAAAGGAATATCAGGAACAAAAAATTCTTGAAAGTTTGATATTGCAAGAAAAAGCCGACAAACAATCAAAGGAAATTACCACTTACTGTACAGAAAACAATTGTTCACGTAAAGTAGCGAGAAAGAAATTAAGCCAAAAAAGAAGATCAGAAAAAAGGCTGATTAAAAAAGCGGCATAATCGAGGAGGGGATGCGACCTCTACAAATACGCATGCCCGGTTCCTTAGCTCAGTTGGATTAGAGCAACACCCTTCTAAGGTGTGGGTCGAGAGTTCGAATCTCCCAGGGATCACAAATTTTAAATTCATATCAAATGGAAAAAGAAAAAGTTATAGAAGCGTTAAATGAGTTTAGAGTAACCGCAACAGGCGAAATGAACAAAGAATACGAAAAGTACAAGTCAGAAAATTTTACATTCTGGCTAGGAAATTACTTTTTAGAAGACGAAAGTCAACAAATGGCATTCCCATACAAAGATTCAGATAAAGACTTAGTAGATTTAGTTCAGTTTATAAACAAAAAATACGACTTTACAAGATGAGATACGAATGGAATGAAGAAAAGAAAACATACGATATTATCTTTACACCAAGTACGCTATTTAAAGGCCTTGATGATGGGAAACCCAAATATTGGGCAACCAAACCATGGAAAAAAGAAGTAGTAGAGGTGATTAATAAGTTTAAAGTAAGAAAATTGTTAGAATCATTAGGAATAATGGGAGTAAATGATATTCAGATATTAAACTTATATAATAGCTTACTTGGAAAAGATAATTATTGCCAAGCAATGATAAACAAAGCAAAGGTAATAAGGATGAGACGCGACACAGCAATTAATATAACTAGAGACTATTTCTTATATTTAATGAGAAGTAACGACATAGAGGTATTAAATTGGGATGTGGATTATATCGGAAGAAATGCACGAAATGAAAGGATATTCAAATACTCAATAGAATATAATACATTAGTATATAAAACTAACCAATTAGCAATTACAGAAAGAGTATTTTGTAATGAGGCAAATAGGAAAGCCGCATTTTTAAAAGAAGGAAAATTTGGATACGTACATTACGGGCCAAATATGAAAATACCGAGATAAAATGTTAGGGTACATTAAAAGCCCATTTTTTAAAACTAACAAAAATTACTTATGAACAAAAAACTAAGTTTTGGATTTAGATTTAAAACCACCTCGACCCTCAAAGTCGATAGAGAAAAGACCTCTCGGACGGTGGTGAAAGTGAGAGGAAATTAAGGGGTATGACTTAGCATTGATCCGCTTTACCCCTACAATGGCAACAAAAGGCCAGAAATTGCATATGAAAAAAACCGATGCAGAATTAATTGGTGAAGCCAAATTAGGCTCACAGCGCGCATTTACAGCACTATATAATAAATACAATAGATCTATCTATGGTACTATTTATAATATTGTAAAGAATAGAGATGTAGCTGATGATTTATTATCAGAAACATTTACCAAAGCTTTTAAGAATATTGACAAGTTTACGAAAGACATTTCTTTTGAGATGTGGCTTAAAACTATTGCTAACAATCATTCAATTGACTTTATCCGTGGCGGAATAAAACAAAAGAACGATATTTCAATAGATTTGGATTTGGAGAATGAATATATTTACTCAGACTATTCAAACCCAGAAAAAGAGCTAATTAAGAAAGAAGGTATTGAGTTACTTGAAAAAGGAATAAGCGAGCTAAGCCCCAGGGCTCGTGAAGTTTTGACACTACGATATACCAAAGGCCATTCATATCAGCAAGTTGCTGATGCGTTAGGCATGAGGATTGGAACTGTTAAATCTTACATTTCGAAGGCAACAAACAAATTAAAAACAACCCAAAAAAAGTAAACAAAATGAAAACAAATCAATTGTTGATACAGGGAGCAAAGCTCTTATGTATTCTCGTTTTTGCTATTTTCTTGGGGGGAAAGTTCGGTAAAGCCCGGGAAGATTCAAAGTTACTGGTTCGCATGGATATGGCAGTTGTAAGCCCTACCACAGTAGAACAACCAACAGTTGGCAATGAATTAGTTACCTCGTTATTGAACGCTTTGAATGTCCAACAGTCACAATTCGTCCTGGCAAATAGCTCCCTGAAAAGAGAAGCGCTTCGGCAACGAATCGAAAAGATGAAGGACAAAAAGACGACCGTTGAGAATCGGCGGCAATCCCCCGAAATCGCTGTTAATGTAGACAGCAGACCTCCGAGAGGAGATGATCTAATTGAAAATACTAGTTAGCTAAAGTTCTTGTGGCGAGAAAAAGAAGCTAGCCAAAACAGTTTAAATTGTTAAAAATAGTGCGTGGAATACACTAGGCAAACAGAGTATGAGTAAGAGTTTTGGAGTGAAATCCAAAGAAGTAACCTCAGAGACTATAAGTCTAACAATTTGTTTTTTATTATTTTCAATTATCAAATTTTTATCAAAAAAAGGAGGTCAAAATGAAAAATGAGCCGTCAAATAAGACAGCGGCCGCAGGGGTACCCAGTACCCCAACGATGACACCAACTGAGCTATTAGGGCTTCGGGTAGTGTTGAAGGATAAATTATATGAATGTGTTCATTCTGGACAAGCAACAAAAGCGTTATCGATTCGTAAAAGAATTGATGTAATTGATATCATGTTAGACAGTATTCTTATGAATGATATGGAGACAGTAATGCCAACCATACGCATTGATTTGAACATGTTTACCTTGGCAGAGATTAAAGTTTTATTGCCTAACTTTGATGCCTCAAAAGCATTGATGCCAGGACAAACTGAAATGGACTTTGAAGTAGCAGAAGTCGTTGAAGAAGCACCAGAAGAAAAGCCGGCTAATCCAAGCCCGGAAATTACTGATGAATCAACAATGGTGGAGCAATTAAACGAGATTCTCAAAAAGGATTTCGTCGCTCAAATTCCGGTTGCAGTGGACTTATTCCGTAAGTTAACCAACTCAACAGATCCCGATGGCGTGGCATGGATCAAAGTGTCTAAACTCTTAAAGGGAGTGCACAAAAACCTACCGTTATGGTATGGACGTTTACGTGAGAACTTAATCGATGAAGGCCCTATCAAGGCTTTTTATCAGGTACAAAAACATTTACCGACTTGGAGTGATATTGATATCGCCATTCTGCTGCACAACGCATTGGAAGAAGCTATGGATACTGTTGCTACAGGAAAGTACGAATCAACAAGAATGTCAATTGACATGATCCTTGAAAAAGGTCCGTCAGATGTTAAGGCTTACGCCGAGATAGACAGAAATGTTGACATTATTAAGTCCATTCTTGGAATTCCCGTTGGGAAGAAAATAGAGGAAGACAAATTAATGAAACACCTGACCTCGATTTTGAACATGTGTTCGCCTACAAAACGTGCTAAAATCCTTGAAAGAAAGCCGTATGTGGAAAAAGGTTATCCAGTGATTTGATTATGAAACGATTCATTATACCAATAATGATATTTGTTTTAGGATTTGCATATGGAATGCAGATATCTCAAACCACTAAAACAATGAGTGAGACAGATTGGAATGCAATAACAGAGGTGAAAGAAATTTCACTGAAGCCAATTGTTGGAGTCATAAAAGAAGATGCAAATTTTCTTAATGATAAGATAACCGAACTTTCTCCTAATGCAAACAATTTTGCATATCAAGGTCCGATGTTACAAGAAGTTGTGATAACGAACATTGACAATACAAAAACAACAGCGACGCATTTCGCAAAAATAAATGCAGGAGTACCCAGAACTTTCTTTAGATGGATCGAAATGAAACCAATACCTACGCGTCAAGTGTACTTAACGGTACGTCAAATCGTCTATCCGAAATTTGAAGTAAACCCAATTTAACAAAAGACATTATGCATAACAAATTAAGCAAAGCAATTGCAATATCAGCAAAAGTTAAGAGTCTAATAAAGGCTAAAGTGCAAATAGCGGAGATAATAAATGTAACATTGGTCAAAGACCCATACATAACTCTGAGTCTAAAGAAAAGCACACAGGAAATCGAATTTGAAATTCTAATGTTAAGGGATATTATTTCACGTATTGTGAAAGGACTACCCGGATATGATCAAACAAGGCATTTGCCTATTGATTATTTCTCGGAATCGGATTTAAAGGCTGGATATGTAGATCTCGCTATGGCTGACATAGACACAGATTACTTAGACCTGTCGTCTGGAGATATTGTATCTGCAGATAACGTTCCTCTCGAAATAAGAAATCTTGCAGAAATCTTTATAAGTGAGGAAATTGGTGTCGGGCATGTGCCAATTTAAATAAACCGATAGCATGCATTTTCAGAGATTATTAAATAAAATATTAACAATTAAAGTCTAAGTTAGGACTGAATACGTAAGATTGAGGCGTGCAACAGGGTGTTGTGTGCAGTAGAACGACAACGGACTAAGATAAACCTGCCTATTAGACACGATGAACTAAATAATTGGAGGGAAGACGTTCACTAACACCTCGATCCTTAAATGGAGAAACGCGAAATAGTGATTATGGGTGAGCGCCTAAAAGAAACGCTCCGTAGGGTTTAAGCTTCTGTTCGATATAGAGAAGTAGAGTTGACGGCTTGGGCTTTGGAACCCAAATGGATAACTAAGGCGAAAGCCTAAAAACACGCGGATCCCTTGAAAGATAGAGGGGGGAACAAACGCATTAGCGTGCCTATGGAAAGCGGTAGCCTAGAAAAAGAACCGTCGAGAGATTGCCTCTGACAACAGTCGACCACGCCCTAAGGGAATATGGGTAGAATTTACAGAATAACATTACAGATACGTAACAGATAAAAATGGAGAAAGATCAAAGTATGTAAATTCAGTAACCGCAATATTTATTGTCGCAGCAATAAAAGCAGCACTAAGTTACAAAAAATTAACTATCAATGTAATATATAAACCAGCTAGTAATGTATGGGGTGAAAGTCCGATAGTTAATTAGCAGCGATATCCATTGAGAGTTAGCGACTCTCCGAGCCAATTTGACTCGTGAAAGCAGCAACAATGCAGACCGTTATGTGTGAAATCGGTCACAAAAGAAAACACTTCGATTTACTCGGTTGGCAGAGTGCAGGGATCGTTACAAAAGGTAGTAGCTGCCAAGAACCCGGCGAGATACGGAAATATCTATGCAAAAATTAAATTGCTTTTAGGACGATTGGCCGAATTATATCGTTACACCCGGATGTGGGGCAATTCATATCATTAGATCGATATCGCCACATTAAGATCAAATTCGTATATTCATGGCAAACAACGGTCATGAAAGTCAGTGCCTGCCAGTCACGCAGAACGCTGTAGCGGCAAATTAAGTGCTAAATACGACAGAAGATAACTGTAAATTAAAGTGGATTGGTCAAACACTCAAAAACCATATAAATTAAGGTGGTGAATTCCTGTACAACTAAACAGGATTAGTAACTCCCCCTCTGACGGCTAGAAACCCAGTACATAGCGTTACTGGTTGTAGATTTAGTCTACGATAAAAGGCTCAGAACAGGCCCATTCCAACCGGGTACACAAAGCCGACTGGGTAGAATTGGAGCTTTCTACCAATTTGAAAAAGTTGGTCCCCTGCTTATGAGAACATAATATGTAGTCACTAGATAGGAGAAAATGCGCTTTCAAACAATTTCAGACTATAACAGAGTTGCACAGTTTTCGAGGACTGTCACAATACGGATCTTTAGAACACCATTTTTAGACAATCAACCTCATTACGTTGACATGAATTAATAGGAACTAATACGAGGATCGCAACAAAAAAATCATATGTTCTTTACTATTTTCTTCACTACAAGAAAATATATAGTCTACCAAACACAGATTAGTTACATAAAATTTAATTTGATGCACATGCCAATATGCAGCATATACCATTCATTGGGCGGATAACTCCAATTAAATTTTAGAAATAGTTCAAGAAGCTGAATATTTCAAACCCGGATATCATGAAGGGGATCAAATCCCAACATGACCACAAACCATATTTTAAGTCGATTTAAGAGACCTTGCGTAACTGCGGGAACAATCTGCCAGAGAGTACCTAAAAGTGTCTTAAAACGCCTCTAAATAGCCTTCACGGGCACCATTTCGAACTAATAACTGCAGTGGGCGCAAAACCCATAGATTAATCGTAAATTAGTCGTTTTTCTTTCAGAAAATCCTAACAACTCCCTAGTACAAGATTGGAAACCGGAGTAGCGTGTGAAAACGTAGGATTAATTATTTCAAATCTTATCCGAAGAATTCTTTAAAATGTATAGTTGGATCGAGTTAAGTATGCTTAGGCAGGACATTCCAACCAAGTAGGAAAAATTCCAGTGTTTATCAAAAAATTAAATTTATTATCAAAAATAAGGAGGAAAAAATGAAAATTAAAGAAGCATTAAAACTTTACGGAAGCACCCTTGGCGGTCACCTTCACGTAATCGAAGTCGTTCCTGTAGACCGGGAAGACTCAAAAAAAGACGAAGCAGTCCGGATTAAAATCCCGGTGAATAGCTTCACGATCAAACACATTAAAGTTAATACTGTAGCGCATAAACAAATGTCCGGCAATATTGATGTTGTGGTGATTAACGGTGGTCAGGCAGAATTATCAGTCGGCTTGGCAGAAAAACTGGTTATGAAGGCTGAAGAGTTACCAACTGGCTACGACTTGGAAAAGAAGCGTACTTTCTTCGGAAATGCTGCAACTCCAACCGAAATCACAAAAGCACTAAACTTGAGTGAAGTTGCCCGCATTGACGCGATTATCGCTGATTTGACCGCGCAGAAAGATGCCATTTTGGATATCGTCGCAGCAAACGACCGGTCGGTGGAAGCTTTTGACGGAGAGTAATCTCAGTCAGAAAGGAGGCCGCCATGAATACGGAAGAATTAATCTTTGACGAATTCGACAAAAACCGTTTTGCTGAATTGATTCAGATCTACTTAGAAAATAGTTCTGCATTCAAAATCAAAAACGACGGAACAGTTGTATTCAATAAGTATGGACCATTCATTGATTGGTTTGTACGTTCGGGGAATCAAATAGACTTCCTATCATGTTCGCATATTATTATTGCAAAACTACTCGCACATAAAACTAAAGGAGAAATACCTTACGTTCAGTGGCTTTGTGGCGAAGCCATAGGCGCATTGGTATCTACTAATGACCGCAAACAAGTTGTAACTAGCTTGTATATGGCTCACCTTACAGAATCACAACCGAACTTTCAAAATACAAAATCTCGTAACAGAGAAGTTGTTGAGAACATTCGTGTAATCGAGCAGAGAGCAATGCCAAAAAATATGCAAATATTTATGGGAGGTGGAAATTTAAACACCGATTTACTTGCTTCATTCTTGAATAACCGCAACACAGTTGTTGGAGTGGTCGAAGGATGATAAGAACACATTAAACAAATATAAGTTGGGTAACTCCGGAAAACGAATATTCTTTATGTAGGGTAACTCCGAATTACATAAGGATGCCGATTTGTTTCTTAAATTTAAATACACATACAGAGAGGGCTTGAAGTCAAACGCAAGCCCTCTTTTGATACAATAAGGGAAGTGATTCCGATATTGAACTGACGGGGTAGAAGTACCAGGCTGAATAGTTATCATAAAGTCAAACAATTAAAAATCAATTTTATAACAATGAAAACAGCAAAAACACTTATTACAGAACGCGAATTATTAATTGCCAATATCAAAAAGAATTGGGATCGCATTCGCATTGAAAACGTAGCAGACTCAGGGCCGCGTAATTACGATATCCAAGGATTGTACAAAGCAATCATTAGTGATTCAAAAAAGTTAGTAGACGTAAAAGTAGAAATACAGGCCGCAAATATGGGATTCACCGAAATGAGTCAAGTACCTGCAACATGCATTTATCCTTCAATCTACGCACTGCAACAATTAAAAGAACAAAAAATCAAACTTAACATGATGCCAACCAAAGGTAAAAATGTTATTTTATCTCCAGTATTTGTGACAAACGAAGTACAGGAAATCGATGTAATGATTCTGGCAATTGAAAAACAACTTGAAAACTTCAACAATTCAGTTGAATTTGGAAATTAAACAAAAAGGAAGTAATGGAGAATATTAATCAGTGACAGAAAGATTAGTAGGAGTGGTTCAATCCCCTCGCTTTAACAAAAAACTAGCGGTAAAGACGATCAGCCTATGGGTCCGACAAAAATTACCAAGACTACCGCTAGTCCTCATTAAAATTAACAATTATGAGACCAAAAGAAAGAATAGACGATTTTCTTGCAAAAGTAAATTGGTCTGAATTACAGAAAAAATGGAAAATTCCAGTATTAGAAATTGATACGGAGTTTATTCGCAAGTCCTGGAAGGAAAATCCAGATCAGCGAATTGGCCAATTATTAATTAACTTAGGACTAATCGAAGACTCGCTTGAAAAATGGGTTACCGAAGAAGCTACTATCTTAATTGATCAAGGCCTACCACCGGAAGAATGTTTATACTGGACGTCAATGTATGACGAAAACGAAGTATTATTAGAAACTCCTAAAACGAGACTAGTTGCTACGTTAACACCAGAGCATATAAACAACATTATCACATTTATGTATAACTATGGAGGTAGGATCTCACCAGATATGCAGAAAGCATTTGATAATGTTTTATTAAGCAAATCACCGCCAGAAGAAGAGCTTCTAATGGCAGCATAATACAAATCATATCAGATTTTATCAGAGCAATCAATTTAAACTTTAAAGTAAAAAGAAAATGCTGATAGAACTAGATTTGGACGAGGCCAAACGCCTCAAAATAACGACAAATCAGTTTATGCTTATTAAATTTATAGTAGAAAAAATCAATTTTAGTGCATACCAAAACACAATAAATATAGTTGATTCAGACATTTTAAATCTAATAGACAAAAATATACTAACAAAAGAATCGGTATACAACGAAATGGACATATCGAGTCTAAAGATAACCGAGGAATTCGAGAATAAGTTCAAAACCAGGAACTTCTTTGACGAGTTCTACGAATCATATCCAATATCGACAAGCAGACCAGATGGAATGAAAGACTATCTGAGAGGAGATGTAAGTAGATGCAGAAAAGCCTACGAAAAGATCGTGGGGAAAAGTAAAACAAAACACGAACACATTTTAGACTGTTTGAAATTCGAATTAACAACTCGAAAATCAAGTGGGTCGATGGGATATATGAAACGAATGTCTAAATGGCTACTTGCAGAAGAGTGGCTATTATATGACGAGTTTCTAAAGGACAAAAAAGTCCAACATACAGCAGAGAAAATATATGGAACAGAAATCGACTAAAGTTCTGAACTATAGACATATCTCTTCTGCAACCAATGAAATTGTAAAGTACATAAAGGATAGAAGAGAGAATAAGGTCAGATCACTAAGAACGAGATGGTCTAAATTTAATCGACTAGCAATGGGAGGAATCGAGCCAAATGCAATCTACGCAGTAGCGGGCATATCAGGCTCCGGTAAATCTTCCTTTGTAAATACCCTTGAAACTGATTTAATAGATTTAAATCCACTAGAAGATGTAGTAATGCTATCATTTTCCTTTGAAATGTTAAGCTCTCGCCAAGTTGGTAGAAAGATATCATATAAATTAAAGAAAACAACGTCAGAATTATATTCCGCCTCAGACAAAGGCCTAATAACCGAAGAAGACTTCACAGGCGTTGAAAAGGTAGCACAGCAAATAACCCAGTATCCAATATATTATGTGGACTCTGCGGGTAGTGTGCAGGAAATAGAAAACACAATCAAATTTTTCCAATCAACTATAGCTAAAAACAAATGGCTAGTAGTAACAATAGACCATACACTATTAATACGTGGGTCTTCTGGAGAATCGGAAAGAGCGATAATAGTGGATTTAGAAAAATCATTAATAGAAGTAAAGAAAGTTGGCAAGACTTCTATAATACAAATTTCTCAAATGAATAGAGAAATAGAACGGCCCGAAAGGCTGAACAACTCGGGAATGCATTATCCTCAACGAAGCGATTTATCGTCTAGTGATGCAGTTTTCCAAGGTAGCGACTACGTAATTGTAATACACAGGCCTGAACTACTCGGTTTGATGTCGTATGGCATTTACAATCTCCCCGTCAAGGATTGCGTATATCTACATTTTCTCAAAAACAGAGAGGGAGATTTAAGAATATTGAAATTTATCAATGACCTTAAATTTAACAATTTGAAAGAACCGGATGAGGATTCGGAAAAAGCCCAACAATCACAACAACAACTCGAATTTAAAAAATAAAAACCATGACATATAATAAATCTTTTGCGGTAACAATTCCGAAAGCAAACGTAGATCCTTATCTTATTTACAAACAAGCATTGGTCAATAAATTGATCGAAAAATATCCACAATTAACAGTTGCTGGATTGGATGCTCCGTTTTATACCACAGGTGGTGTAGAGATTAAAGGAATCAACTATGCAAAACCGGGCCACACTATTACGTTTGGCACCTCAAAATCATTCGACGTCAATTGGGTTAAAAACAATAACTTCCTGCAAGGTAACGTTCCTGTGCACGATCTCAAAAATGAGTGGAACACAGTAATGGACAAGCTGGAAGCATTCGCTGAAGCTCGCAAGCCAAAACAATCATACAATCCATATATCAGAACATACTCAAGTGGCTGCAGTTGTTTCAAAAGCAACATGCCAGCAAACTATGTGTATGTAGCCGGTAATTTAGTTGAAATTTACGATAATTTCATTAAAGTTGGATACACGATTATTCCACGCTATGCAAAACCTGAAACGTTCAGTAGATACACTAGTTATCAATTGGAAACAATTAAAACTATCGTAGTTACGATTAAATCAGCGTTCTAATAGTAATATTATGACATGAAGGTTTCAGACAATATCAAATAATTTCAAATTTTATCAGAAAAAATATATCTTCGTGTTATTTAAACAAATAACACATGAGCATACAATTACCTACAATAAAAAGTATACCTAAAGTATTAAACCCGCGATTCTTAATTTTGTTTGGAAAGCCAAAAACTGGAAAAACAACATTATTGTCAACCCTAGATAACTGCTTAATCGTAGATTTAGAGGGAGGATCGGAATTTCTAGAAGCAATGGCCGTTCAGGCTAGAAGCGTCGCAGATTTGGGCGAAATTGTGAAGGCAATCAAAGCAAAAATTGTGGAAACAGGAACTAAACCATATAAATATATAGCAATAGACAATGCTACCAGATTAGAAGACATGTGCTTGCCATATGCCGCTAGTTTATACAAACAAAATCCTATAGCGAAGAACTGGACTGGAACTGATGTGAGAACATTAGAAAAAGGTGCAGGTTATCTTTACTTAAGAGAAGCCGTTAAGACGATAATAGACGAATTCAGAAATTTGACCGATCATTTTATTTTGATTGGGCATACGAAAGATACGCTAATAACGAAAGACGGACAAGAATTGTCAGAAATGCAAATAGATTTAGTGGGAAAACTTGGAGACATAGTTTGCGGAGAAGCAGACGCAGTCGGATATGTATACAGAAAAACAAACGAGACTTTAATTTCGTTTGAAGGAGGAGTAAATTCAGTTAGAGAAGCAAGAGCGCCACACTTAAGAGGACAGAAAATAGTAATCGCAGATTCCAACACGGAAAATGAGATAACTACCTATTGGGATAAAGTGTTTTTGCCAAGTAACGATTAAAAAGATATAAATTATGATATTTAATACAAATAACGCTTTTGATTTAAAATCGAAAGACGTTTCATTTCTGGGCGCTGGTATACATGAGAATGTAGAATTCGCTGGAGTAAGAAATGAAAAATCAACAAACGGTAATCTATTCATTGAGTTCAAATTTGTAAAGGATGGCGCTGCTTTAACACAGACCGAATATATCCCTACAAAATTCAACGACCAGACCGATGCTGAGTTTGCTGAAAAAGCAAATAAACAAGCCGCAAGAATATTGCAGATAATGAGTGTATGGTATACAAAGGATCAGTTGAGTAATTTCTCATACGATTCATTTGAAGCCTTCTTTAAATGGGTAACTGATTTAATGAATGCGGTTGACAAAACCAAATTAGTTAGATTAAAAATTGTCTATGGACAGAATGGTTATACCTCATTACCTAAATACTCTGTATATACGTTTATTGAATCAATGGAAATACCAACAGAAAAGAGTAAAATCGCGAAGTTGGCAATTGATTTATTCGAAAGACCTGTATTAGGTGATAAAGAAAATGCAGAAAAATCTTCAGCAGAAGTATTTACAGCAACACCGACAGTCGCCAATAACGATTTGCCGTTCTAATAATTGAATAGTATGAACACAAACGTCATACTTAATCCAAAAACAAACAGAATCGAAAAAACCGATATCTTATCGAAGACGACAGAATATGCCATTTTCGCTAAATATATCGGTAATTTCAAGATTGGTCATATATATAACAGTCCTCTAAGAGACGATAAAAATCCGTCTTTTGGAATATTTGTTAGCAACAAGACCGGGGCCTTACTTTACAAAGATATGGCCAGTGGTGATTGTGGAGACGTTTTTAATTTTGTAAAAAAATACAAAAACTTATCAACATACAGTGAGACCTTAAAGATAGTCTTTGACGATATGTCAATAGAGTCCTTATCGGATAATATGACAGATAAGAAGAGAACTTATCAAGCAAAGGAAAAACACATAGCTGTAGTCAGAAAGCCATTTACGCAAGTAGATAAGGAGTTCTGGGAACAGTTCTGTATAACAGCAGATACATTGAAATTATACAAGGTAGACCCTATACAAAAATACCTAGTTGACAATTTGGTAAAATCCAAATATGAAAACGATAACCCAATGTATTGCTATAAAGTATTTAACAAGTTTAAAATTTACAAACCGTATGAAACGAAGCTAAACAAGTGGAGAGGAAATCTTAGCGCACTAGACATATTTGGATTTGAGCAATTGCCCGAATCTGGAGACTTATTAATTATTACTAAGTCTTTAAAAGACATTATGGTGCTAAAAGAATTGGGATATAATGCAGTTGCTCCTTCGAGCGAAAGCACTATCATACCAAAAGCGGTTATAGACAATTTAAAATCAAGATTCACAAGAATATTAGTTTTTTATGATAGAGATAAAACAGGAATGAAATTTGCAAGGCAGTTATGCTCTGAATATAATTTCCATGCGATCTTTATAAATAAGAAACACAAAACAAAGGACATTAGTGATTTAGTCAAGAAAATAGGATATGTGAAAGCATTAACTGTCCTTGAAGAAATGATTAATTAAACAGAAGGGCATTAGCTCGGAAGTTAAGCATTAGAAATAGTGTTACAGGAGCGAGACCTGTATGCCCGACTAGATAGGGGCAGAGAAAATAAGTATTATTATTAACAAATTTACAAATTATATCAAATGATTATCAAAACTGATAACAAAAATACATATTTGATTACCCCGGAAGAAATTAATAACTTCTTCGGTATCAAAACCAACAAACTTGTTTTAATCGACAAAAACTCTATGGAATTCATTATTGAAGATAGCGGTAAATCGCTGACTGATGGTTCTTGGGGAGAAGAAAAATTGGACGGACGTAAGTTCCGAAAATTGAAAAAACAGATTATCGAACAATTCGGTGATATTCGATTACACGAGTACAAAACAACTAACAAAGTATATGAAACATTAAGTCAGAAGTTTATTAACACTTCCGGCGTTTCAGAAGTAATCAAGAACTCTCTTGCTAATGATATGAATCTCATATTGTATGGCAAAGGTGGATTTGGTAAATCTGAATTTATGGATATGCTTTTTAGTTGTCCGGAATTAAAGGAACGAGTATTTATTAAATCTCTTTCCGAAGCAACAACAGAAGAAGATCTGTTCGGCGGTATCAACATTAAACAAATGACTGAAACCGGCGTAATCGAATACAATTGCGAAAACTCTTTTGCAAATAAAGAAATCGTAATTTTCGAGGAAATATTTGACGCCAATCCACGTGTTTTGGCTGCATTGAAAGACACATTGACTTCGAAAGAAATCCGAAACGGAAACCAACGCTTTCCAATGAAAACCAAAATTATCATTGGTCTGACAAACAAAACTTATGAAGAAGTTATCCAAGATGACTCTACAGAAGCTTTGACTCAACGTTTTCCAGTTTCATTAAAAGTACAGTACAAAATGACAAAATTGAATACCGCCAGCCTTGTGTTGAATCGCTATCCAAATTTTGATGGAGCAAAACTTGCAGCAATCGTTGAGACAATCAATGATATGGCAGACTATACTCCGCGTAAAGTATTGGAAATGTCAAAATACATTAAAGATTTGCAGATAATCAAGACTCGTAATTACGATGAGAAGATTACCAACAACTTTATGTTACCCGTAATTAATTATTTGAAAAATAAGTCGAATATCGACCACAACAAAGTATTATTTGAATCCATTGTAACTACGAAGAGTGCCGTGAAAGCCGAGGAAATAAGAGATTATGACTCGTTCATGGACATTAATCACAGTTTAGGAATCATGCGAAATGCTTTTGTGAATGGAGCAAAAATTCCAAATAATGTAGATTCGGAAATTGAAGAATTTGTACAATTACTTCTAAAGAAAGCAGCATAATGATAGCAGGTCATAACAATGATCAATGCTTAGCAGACGTAAAATATAATCTCACAGAAGAACAATGTTTCAAAATAGTTTCAACTAAAAAAGCAATGAAATCGGAACTAGACCGAATGACTCGCGAAGAAAAAGAAACAGGAGTTAAGAATCCGCAGAAGGCCTCTACGAATTTTATGCTTCAAAATTTTGATAAAGTTGTTCTTCCGAGTATTTATAATAATGTCGGAGGATATGAAACTCAAACGTCTTTTCATAAAGGACCAGATGGAGAACCAAGTGAAACCCTTAAGGATGTATCTAGAGCTATGGACGTAATCGCCCAAGGTGCCAAATACGAAGAGGGAAGTATACTGGACAAAACTATAACTTCAATGTACAATCAGTACAAAGATGTTACTATAGAAGCTCCAACTGAAAAAGAAATGAAGAAACAGATGGAAGAGAAAGAACCGAAAGGCGGAAGTGGCCATAAACCACCAGAAGGCCCAGAGAATCCATTGCAAGCATTATCAGCATACAAGCAGTTAGAAGAATGGTTTGAGTCGATTAAAACTTCAGACGCAACAAAGAAGAAATTTCAACCAATTTCAAAGATGTCGGACTTGCAAAAGGTATCGGCAATTGAATTTGTGAAACCTCGAGGACTATTAATGAAAAAAATAGTTAACAGAGAACTTTATTGCAAACAGAGCGTCCCCGCGGATCGCTTTATGAATACTATAATCGACTTCTCACCAAGTATGTCAAGTTTCAATAAATGGAGAAATCTATTACTTGAAAGAATTTACGAAGATTGTGAAAAAATGAACATTACGTTCGAAAACACATTCTGGGATACAAATTTATATCCAGGAGGATCTTATGGACCTCAGACTATTAAATCAAAGAAAGACTTGAAAGAGAAAGTCCTTGATTCTTTCCCTAGAGGAAATGGAACGGATATGGAAACAAGCACAATTCAAAAATTACAATTATTAAAAAAGACTAAAGCAAAACAATATCTACTTGTTATTTCTGATGGTGACGGTTCAATAGACCGAAATGCCGCAATGATATACAAGTTATGTGCTGAAAAGAACATAGATATTAAGTTTGCTTTATTTACGGATGATAGTACTATGAACGGAATAAAGAAGTCCGACATATTTCAAATCTTCCAGAACGGAGATAACAATGAAAACAATAAATCAACACCATTCAGCTGGACCATTGGGTAATAATATTACTCATATGAATCTAGACGAATTAGATAATGAAGAACATTAATACTCAAATCCAGTATTTGAAATTAAAACTTTATTATCTAGCCTATTAAGCACAACATTGACAATGCTACTAATTGTATAGTTGAGCAGCGATGCAGATATTAGATAAATAATCACATATTTCAATATGTGTGATATTCAATAAATGCTTGCTTGCAATGATACAGAGCTAAGTGACCAACTGTTTACAGCGTCCATAAAATACCTCATAGCGATTAGTGAACCGGGAGTGTGTCCCGGATAGGTAACTAAGACGAAAGTCTACAATATTTAGTACGGCATACTAAGTTGAAAAAGGGTTAGCCATTTTTATAAAGAGTACTACAAAATGCATGTGAATGTACAGGTTTTACTCTTTATAATTTACATTTAAAAACAAAGAACATGAAAAAGAATTTTTTATATAATTTCCTATCTAAAAAGTTGCAGAAACAATTAGATGAGCTGAAGTACAAATTAAATAGAGAGGCAGAAGAATTAGAATTCGAAAAAAGAAAAACTAATTTTTGGTCAGACAAAGACAATATATACTACGAAGATAATTTGAAACGAGAAAGAGAAAAACTTCGACTTGAAAATTCGAATTTACAAAAAGAACTTGATATGAAAAAACAAGTATTTGATGCAGATTTAAAGATCAAAGAAGTATTACTAAAAGAATCCTCTGCAGTATTAGGAGAAAAACGAATCGCGTTAGAATTAATTGCAGACAGCAGATTGAATGAAATTAAACGTTTGACAAAAATCATAGAAGATTTAACTTCGAAGCTTGGAAATAAAGTAGAAATAATTAAATAAGAAGATGAATATAACTATACCATATTACGAAGACAATTCCAGAGTGAGCAATAGCTCATTAGGGTGGTTTTTAGCAAGTCCAAGATACTTCAAGGATATGATAGATGGTAAAGAAGTCTTCACAGCAACGAAAGCAATGGAGAATGGGACAATGACCCATATGTACTTGCTTCAACCAGATGAATTTAAGAAGACATATAAGATATTAAACTTCGAAACACCTACTTCCCCTCAACAGAAAAAATTCTGCCAGGAATACATAGCTAGCATAGCCCCCACAGCCATTTTAAAGGCTTCTGAGGCATTTAAAGATAGTTATAGTACAAATGGTAGACCTGAAGAAGAGATAGGCAAGAAAGGGCTAGAAATGGCCTTAAAATTGAAGTCGTATATTAAGTGGTTACGAGCCGGGGGCAACTCTGGAACTACAATCACATGGTCGGCACTGAATTCATTAAAGAAAACAAAAGAGAACGTTCAACTTCATAAGAAGGCAAGCGAACTCTTATTTAATAACGGGAATTCACCGAAGTTTGAAGCTCATAATGAATTTCACATAAATTGGGATATAACATTGAAAAGTGGAAACACCATACAATGTAAATCCTTAATTGACAGACTGATAATAGACCATGAAAACAAAATAGTCAAATTAGTAGACATTAAGACCACTGCAGATGTTAACGCATTTGCAAAATCATTTAATGAATACGACTATGGAAGACAAATGGCATTCTATTGGGCTGCAATTTACTGGTACTTTACTAACGAATTACAT